ATTGATCGCACAGCAAAGTGAAGAGATCAAGGTCATGGTTGATACTTTGAAGGCAGTCGTGAAGGCATGTGTTATTGATGATCTGAATGTTGATAACCTCGCAACCTTTGATCTTGAGTATCTGTTCTGTCAGATCAGAGCAAAGTCTGTTGGCGAGAATGTTGAACTGATTTTCAGTTGCGATGATTGCCCAGATGATCCAAAGGCAAAGTCAAAGGTAATGATTGATCTCACTAAACTAGAGGTCACAAAAGTGCCTGGTCACACAAACAAAATTGCTCTATTCAATGATGTTGGTCTCATAATGAAGTATCCAACCATGGATATTATGAAGTTGATTGATAGTGTCGATGAGTCAGACTTCGATCAAGTTGTATCAATAGTGGTTGAGTCAATAGAATCAATTTATACTGGAGCAGAAGTGTTCCATGCCAAGGAACAAACCAAGGAAGAACTGGTGGCATTTATTGAGAACCTCACCACAGAACAGTTTGCCAAGGTTCAAGAGTTCTTTGAAACAATGCCTAAACTAAAGCAAGAAGTGGACTATACTTGTCCAGTGTGCAATAAAGCACATCACAAAGTTCTGGAAGGAATGAACAGTTTTTTTTAATTTGCTTGAGCCATGAATCGTTAAGCAACTATTATCAGATGTCATTTGCCCTGATGCAGTATCATAAATACTCGCTTTCAGAAATTGAGGAAATGATCCCGTTTGAAAGAGACATATATGTATCGCTTCTGGTAAGATATCTAGAAGAAGAGAAACAAAGAATAGAATCTTCTAAATAGTGTGGACTCAAGCTGTTTTAAATTTACAATTATCAAAATGGTGTCGTTTCATAGCACCTCCACGACCCACTAGACCACAATGTGGACATTCGACTTCTGAAGCAGGATTTTGTTGCTTTCCACTAGGGTTGCCTTTCTTTTTAGTGGGGATACCTTTCCTTCCACTAGGTTTACCTTTCAGTGGACTAGGAATGCCTTTCCTTCCATTAGGAATGCCTTTCTTGCCAGTAGGTTTACCTTTCATCCTCTCAGATTTTTTTTGGTTAGATTCAGCAGAATGAGGACCAGTAGGTTTACCTTTCCTTCCACTAGGTTTACCTTTCAGTGGACTAGGAATGCCTTTCCTTCCATTAGGTCCAGGAGGAGCCCCATCTAATCCATTTTCGATCTTGCAGTTTGCGTATTCGTCCGATTTGACTATATTATTTTTTATGGAAAAATCTATTGCAAACTTTGATACGGCAATAGGGTCTGTACAAGGTCCAAATACAATGGTAGTTATTATGTGGTCTGATCCGTACTCTTTGAGGTGTAGTATCCAGTCTGTACCAGATCCATTATATTTGACTGGATCTTTTTTGGTTGTTTTGCCGAAATACTTGAGACCTGTAACTGAGTGCTGTTTGATGTATAGAACTGTGGGTGGTATTGTCGTATTTGTATAAATAGACATGCTGACTACTCCTTTTTAGTATTTAGAGTCCTTAGATGTTTCTGCATCGTGAAGGACATACATTATAGGTAATGTATACTATTATTTATAAAAAATTAAACTTGAGAACACAACCCCAATAAAATAAGCAAACAATAAAGGTAACGCAATGATCAATCTGAAGGACTTAATCGGTGCCCAAGAGAAGTTGAAATCAGCGGAGAAGATTGTTCATGGAACTGAGCATATCTCCATGGAACAACTCAAGGGACTGTCTGCCAGAGGCATTCCCAAGCACGCAGAACCAACTCCCGCAGAGGCAGCAAAGTCTGTTGAAGTGCAGAAAGACACCACTGATGCCCTAAAGTCCATAGAAAAGAATGTAAGTAAAGTCACAGACTCATTGGTGAAAAAGACTGGGGATGGCATAACCAGCAATACCAAGAAACTGTTCGATGAAATCAAGAATCAAACCAAGGTAATCCAAAAATTATCCAAGGATGAAATCAAGTCCGTCACAGAAACTGCCCTAGAAAGACGCCAACAAAAAACTATTGGCACTAAAATAGAAAGCATGAAGGGCAGTGTGAAGGACTTTTTCACTATGCGTGGATTCATGGATAAGACTGGTATAGTGAAGAAAGGCACTGGTGGAATGCTTGACAATATGCTACAGAATAGAGAAGAAAAGAAGCAATATGCAGATGTCAGGAAAAAGGTTGAGAAGGCAGTTGATCCTAGTTTAGTCCAAAACAAGAAGTATATGAAGGGACTCACGGATGATTGGAAGAAGATCCAAAAGGTTCAGAATGATATCAGGAAGAATGAAGAAGCAATAGGTAAGATGAAGCAAGCAGGGTTCAGTGAAGAACAACTTGCCAACACTAAAGAACTAACATTCAGAGAAGAATTAGCGAAGAAACTATCCTCTATTGATACCAGAGTAACTCCAGAGAAAGAGAATCCGAAGGGGAAACCAAAGACAGCAAATGATAAGGCAGATGCAGTAGACGCAGAAGCACGAGATGAGCAAATTGCTGCCACTGAAGAACAATCAAAATTACTGAAACAGATTGCAGAGAATACAGGCGAAGGTAAAGCAGGAAAGGTCAAACCAGAGAAGAAAGAAGAGAAAGATGAAGGTGGTGGGTTATTTGGTGGACTAATAAAGAACTGGAAGTCTTCCTTGATCAAAGGATTCAAGGCAATGTTCAATCCAAAAAATCTAATGAAACTACTCACCAAAGTTGCTTTGCCAATATTGATCGTCACTTCTATTGTGAAGGGTCTAATGGCGGGATTTGATGAATTCAAGAAATCCGGATCTATCAAGGAAGCAATAATCTCTGGACTTGGAGCAATATTGGAGTTTATCTCATTTGGACTATTTGATAAGGAATCCATCAGAGGTATTGTAAATGCAGTTGCTGGGTTTTATACGGAGTATATTGAGAAACCAGTCAAGGCGTTCATTGGAGCAATTACTTCAGTATTCACCGCAGTCAGTGATTTCTTCAAATCTGCAATTGAAAGTTTCACTGGATTATTGAAGAGTATTGGTATCCCAGAATTTAAATTCAAGATACCAGTTGTTGGCACAGAGGTGTCTCTGGGTCCATACTATCCATTTGCAGATGGAGGAGCAACACCTGCACCAAAACCACCTGCAGCAGTAAAACCAACCAGTGCTGCCATAGTGTCTGGTAAATCTGCTGCAAATGCCGGTGCTGCTCAAAGTGGTGGAACATCCAATGTTGTTGTTGCTCCAACCACTAATGTCAATAATACAAAGAATGAAGCCACGGTTTATAGACACACTACCCGCAACCCTGAGAGCACATTCAACCGTCATATCGATAGTAGATATTCACCAGCATAAGAAAAACCACCCGAAGGTGGTTTTCTTGGAGCAGTTACTATTTAATCGGCATCAGCTATGCTCTGGAAGTAAGCAAGCGAATCATCATCTTCATCAATTGTTGCGGCACGGATCACCTTTGGTTCAGGGCTTGCCTTGCTCTTTGCAACTGGAGGCGAATAACTCGATACTTCCTCTTCCATCATATCAGAAGCACTCTTTGAAGTAACTCCACCAGTTGATAGAACCATCTCCAACTTCTTCTTCAGTTCATCATATGACTTGAAGTTAGTTGGATCTGTGAACTCAGATAACTTGTGCTGAGCATTTGCAATCTTCAGAATGGTCTCATCATCCTCTGCAATTGCTGCTGGTTCCAGAAACACTGACTGATCGTAGTTAGGATATCCTTCAACCTTACGCTGACGTAACTTGAAGTCTGCACCTTCCCAATAGTCAAACACATTGACTGGTTTCTCATCCTCGAAAGTCGGTTGTGCCTTATCCATAATCTTATCAAAGATCTTCTTACCAAACTTGAATAGACGGACTTGACCTTCATTCTCAGGATGCTTAGGATCAGAGATCACTAGAATGTTTACATAGAAATGCAACTTGCGCTTTTGTTTACGGGCAATTTCTTTATTGGCATCGGAACCAGAGTTCCAGAGAGTGCTATTTAATTGTCCTACGTTATGTTCAGAATAATTCATGATTTTATTCCCGTATAATACTTCTACACTGCTACGGATTTCGCCGCAGACCAGACTATATCACATTCTTCAAGAATTCTTGAAGAGCCTCGGCATTTCGAGTCATTTGACTCTACTCCAATAAGGATAGTCGTTGAACCTTCATCATAGATTGCCACAAATGGAGTATTTGTGTAATCCTTAGATGCTTGGCTGCTGATTGCCCAATCCAATAATTTTTTCGTTCCATCAAGTTTGTTCTTTCGAACTTCTGAAATTGAAGGTATAACAAGCAACAAATTTTTATTATCAGAAAATACTCCACCTATTTTATTGAATACATTCGATCTATTTTGGTTAAATGTGTAAGTGCTCTTAACCTCAACAATAAAATTTGGTATGATCATGTCAGGAAAATACATATGTTGCTTACCATCAGAGGAATTATATTTGAACCATCCAATATTTTTCCCATTTGCAACTAATGTATTCTCATCTAATATGGTTTGTAGATAATTTAATATACGGGGTTCATAACCCTGAACTCGTATAGTCTCGCCGAATAAAGCATAATCTTTATAGTTAGATTTAATGTTATTAAATCTAGTTTCTAATGCAGTTATCGTCGATTTATCTCTATTTTCTTGTGTGATTGTATCTGAACCTCTCTTGCCAATTATAGAATGATATTCAAAAACAGTTAATCCTAATTTATTAGCATTGATTTCTATGGTTAGTTTTCTTTTAGATACATTCACATCAACAATTCCTCTTTTTTCTTTCAAGATGCGTAACTTTTCGCATCTATCCACACCCTTGAATCTATTAGAAATATATACATTTCTATCGGAAATTTGTTCAGAACATTGAGTCGAACAATATTTATTATATTTCCAACCACTATATAGTTTAGTATTTCCACAAGAACACACTTCTTCATTTGGTAGTTTTACGTATTTGTCGTAATATTCTTTCGAAGTCATATTTAATGTTCTTAGGTGATTCAAGAATCCTCGTAAAGAGGTAAAGTCTTTATTTGTTACTGCACAAGTTATATTCATAATCCCTCCAGTTATAGTCTATTTTATATAACCGGAGACTTCAATTCCCCTTTGTGGAATTATTGGCTCTAAGGGTGTTCCAGCAATTAACCGAGTTTTTCGAAATAGATTGCTCTATTAAGCCGCTATTTTTAACGGATCTTCCTGTCCAATTGTCGACAATGAATTTTCGATGTACCACTTACCAGTTGGTCCTTGGAAGGCATGGGAGAATACCTTGACCCATGGTAGTTCATCGCCTTCTGTCTTGGGTAGAAATCGAATGGTGGCAGAAGCATTGCCTGCCTTGTCTGGTTCTAACTTCCAAACCCTGTCATCTTGATATGACTTAGTGTTGCCACCAGGTGTTGCAATCTTTTCAAACTCTTGTGCAATCTTACCGAAGTCGGTGTTGCGCATCTTTCGTAACGTATTGAGATCCATATTATTAGTCCTTATAAAGTATCGTATTAATTAGTATGTTTGATGTGTTTGATGAAGATCTGATCGGTCACTGACATCTCATCTGCAAAGGGATCTGATGATTCTTCTTCATCAATTGTATTTAGTATCTTCATTCCCTTCACCTTCTTGTTGCCGGTGAATCGACCTTCTTGTTTCTCATCAAATTTGTCGATATAATATCGTCTTGTCTTCCCCATGATAATTTTAGTCCAACTCTCCTAAAAATTTACTATAAATTTGAGATAGTTTTGGGGCATCAAACTTCACGAACCCTTCGCACTTCTCAATCCTTCTTCGCTCCTCTTCCCAGAGTATCATAGAACTATTATTATGCCAACTCTTGAGATATCCATTGAGTTTCGAGAGCAGGAACATAG